ATGGATGCACTGATTTTATCGATGAGCTTTGCCGAAATGCTGGTGGACGTTTTGTGCCAGATGTGGCGGAGGATGAATTAGACAAGGTTGAGCTTGCCAATTTACAACTGCACGAGCTTTCTGCGCGTGGCTTGTTATTTGCCGCATTAGAACAGGCATTAGAAGACGGTGAAATAACCTCGAAAGAAGAAGACAAAATCCGTCAAGCATTGAGTAAGCATTTAGCAGCAACACAACACTCAATCGAGTGCGTGATCTCGCTAAATAAACGGCAATAAAAAACCACGGCGGCAACCGTGGTGATTTACTAAGAAAAACTTAGGAATGTAAAACATGGAAAATCTTAATCAAAACGAGACGACAAGTCAAACACAATCAGCACAGATTTTAAAAGCACTCAAAAACGGCGAAAGATTAACGCACTTAGACGCAGAAAAGCGTTTTAACTGCTTACGTCTTGGGGCAAGAATTTACGACCTCAAACAACAGGGGCACAAAATCGAAAGACGAATGATTGTGGTTCCAAGCGGTAAATGCGTAGCTGAATATAGATTGGTGGCTTGATATGGAAAGATTATTCTCACCCGAATTTGTAGCCAGCTTAGACGATAGAGAAAAAATCCTAACGTACGAAGCAGTTAAAAGAGAGCTAAGAGAGAGAAACGCAAGCCAAGAAGAATACGACAGAGTAACAAATCAAGCGATTGAGGAATTGGAAATATGAGTATGAGATTAATGGTTCAAGCTATGAATTGCGAAGTTGGCAATCCAGCGAGAAAACTTGTGCTTTTAAAACTTGCCGACAACGCTAACGATGATGGAATTTGTTTCCCTAGTTATCAATACATTGCCGATAAATGCGAAATGTCAAAACGTAGTGCAATTAGTCACATTGATGATTTAATCAAAATGGGATTTGTCACAAAGAAAGCACGAAAAAATAAAGATGGTTCAAGTGCAAATTTATATCTTTTACACCTTGAGCAGGGTGGTGAAAAATCTGCACCAGGGGGTGAAAATATTTCACTAGGTAGTGAAAATTTTGCACTAGGGGGTAGTGAAAAATCTGCACCCATAACCAGTCACTCTTTTAACCTATCAATTAACCGTGTATCTGACGATGAAAATTCTGCTAACGCAGAGCGCACTGACGAAAAAACAAAAACATCTAAGCGTGGAAAAATATCAGTTGATTATCAAGGAGTGATGGATGCCTGGAATAAAGTTTTTAATGGTTCACCAATTCACTTGTTAAAAACATTAAGCCAAGAAAGACAAAAGGCAATTCTCAAGGTTGCTAAAGCAATGTTAGAAACACCAGATGTTGAAAGTTGTTCTGTTGAAGTGTTTACAGGGTATTTCCAAGACTTTCTTAGTCAAGCCAATAGTCGAGCCAATAAATTCTTCTTTGGCGGCCCAAATGGAGATGGATGGGTGGCTAAGTTTGATTACATCATGAAACCTAAAACTTTTTTAAATACTTGGGAAAATTCACTATGAGCAATTCAATGTATGAAATCGAATATGGGTTAATCAGCTCAATGTTAGCTGCAGGATTGACTCCACAAGCTCGTGAAGTGATGAGTTGGTTAGAGCCTGAAATGTTTGCCACATTCCAACTTGGCGCACTTTACGGAAATATTCGCAAACAGGCTCGCAAAGATGATTTGATTGATATTTTACTGCTTGCGCAAGACTACGGTGAAAACTTTGCCAATCTAGCGGAATTAGCAAGCGGATATGCCTACAGCGGAAATATTTTAGGTTATGCGAAGAAAGTCCATTCTGCTTGGGTAAATCGCACTGCTCAACAGGCATTGTTGAAAATGGCAGGGGAGTTAGCCAACGCAAAAGAGGAGCAAGTAAACCAAATCACTCAAAATGCACTTAACCAAATCCAAAAACTCCTTGTCAGTAAAACGGAAATCAAGCCGATTGCGATGGGGGAATTGGTCGATTCTTACGTTGATGTATTGGAAAAGCGCTCTAAAAGCGATTTCAAAGAACGTTTACTTTACACAGGCATTGAGGCGGTCGATAACATTCTTGGCGGCATAAATTCAACGGATATTGTCATTGTGGCTGGTCGTCCTGGTACTGGTAAAACAGAATTTAGCCTAACACTCACACGAAACATCGCTAAAAATAACGGCTCAGTATTATTTTTCAGCCTTGAAATGGGAAATTTCCAACTAATTGATCGCTTGTTAAGTGCAACTGGTGGTGTAGGTGTTAAAAAACTCCGTAACCCTCAAGATTTAGACGATTTAGATTACAACCGATTGACCAACGCAATCACCGATATTCGTGAGCAAAAAATCTATTTCGTTGACCGTGGCGGTTTATCCGCAGATGAAATCTGTGCGATTACAGAAAGACATCTTAGCGAAGTCGGAAACCTTTCTGCGATAGTGATTGATTATTTAGGTTTAATGGATCACAAACAAGCAAATAACATCAACTTAACCCAAGCTATCGCAAACTCAATGAGTAAGCTCAAAACGTTTAGTAAGAATTTCAATATCCCGATTATTTTGCTTTGCCAATTAAACCGTGAAGTAGATAGTCGAGCAGTGAAACGCCCAGCAAACTCTGACCTAAGAGATTCAGGCTCCATTGAACAAGATGCAAGCCAAATCATTATGCTTTACCGTGAGGGCGCATATAAAGCCGATTGCGATAATCCTTACTCCGAGGCCATTGTTACTAAGAATAGATTTGGTGGATTAGGCACGGCCTATATGAAATTTGATAGAGGTCACTTCCTAGATTGCGATCAGGCGCAAGCGTATCAATTCATCAATGAGAAACCACAGCAACAAGCTAAAACCTATGCGGCTAAAAGTTATGGGAAAGGGGCATTGCAATGACAGAACAACAATATGGAAAAATAGGCTAATGGCTTGCAGTGTTGATGATATTAAAAAAGCGCACGGAAAACGAACTGAAGGGCGGTTAAAAATTCAGGTGATTAAGTTACAAGGCGGTGTGCTTGCACCACTTGATGAGCTTGAATCTGAAGAATTGAAATCATTGAAGAATGGCGAGCAGTATGAAATTGAAATTATCCGTACACGCAATCCAGCTTTCCACCGTAAAGTTTTTGCATTTTTTAAGTTCTGTTTTAACCATTGGGCTGCAGATAAAACAGAATGGGAACACTTTGATGAGCGCAAGCAATTTGACACCTTTCGTAAGCATCTAACGGTATTGGCTGGATTTTACGAATCCACATACAACATTAAAGGTGATTTGCGGATTGAGGCGCAATCCTTGAGTTATGGAAACATGGAGCAAGCGGAGTTTGAAAGTTGTTACAAGGCGTTAATTAGTGCAGCAATCAAGCATATTTTTAACGATTCAACCGATGAAAATACGTTAAATCAGTTATATGAGTTCTTTTGGTAGGAGTTAGATATGGACTGGATTATTTACTTTGCGCTGATGTTGATAGTGATGAGTTTACCTTTATTGGCACTTCTTCTTGGCTTAATTTCCCCATTCATTGCTAGATTTTTTAACTGGATATTGGTCGTAAGCACATTGGGATATTTTATCTTGATTGCAGTCGGTATTGGTTATGGCGTGATGAGTTTGGTGGATTAAATGAAATTAAACGATGACGAGATTCTAGAGTTAAAAATTGTACTTTGGATTGTAGCGGTTTGGTTAATTTTTAATATGGTGTTTGGCTAATGGCTAAAGAGTATAAATGCAAAGTTTGCGGCAAAGCGTTTATAAAAACCTTTAGTTCGACACAGAAAGTTTGCTCACCTGAATGTGCAATTAAATTAGCCCGAGATAATGCGCAAAAAGCACAAGAACGAGCAGAAAGAAAAAAGCAAAGGGAACGTAAAGCCAAATTAAAAAGTCGTTCAGAATGGTTAAAAGAGGCCCAGTCAGTATTTAATAAATTCATTCGCCTACGAGATAAAAATGAACCCTGTATCAGTTGTGGTCGGTATCATCAAGGTAAGTATGATGCAGGGCATTATCGTAGTGTGGGAGCTTGTCCAGAATTAAGATTTTGTGAAATAAATTGTTTCCGTCAGTGTGTACCATGCAATCAACACAAGAGCGGCAATATTATTGAGTACCGCATAAATCTTGTAAAACGAATCGGTGCAGATAAGGTAGCGTGGTTAGAACGGCAAGACCACGAACCGAAAAAATACACCATTGAAGATTGCAAGGCGATTATTAAGTATTACAAGGCAAAAATTAAAGAGTTGGAAGGAGAGTAAAATGTCGTATAGCGTTGAGAGAGTGTTGGAAAAGTGGGGTAATTGCTGGGGCAGAGACAGAATTGGCACAGAATACCCAAGCACCACAATTTCTATTCCTGTTTTACCTACCGTGCGTAAGGCTCACATTCGATTCTTAACGGATGACGAATGCTTAAAGATTGAGAAGCAGATTATGAATCTTCACGAGGATAGCTTGCTGCAATATCAAATCTTAATGGCGTTATACGTTCAGCAAGCGAATGAGCGAGATATTTGTAACGCACTTCATATTTCCCCAGCCTATATGTATCGTGAGCGTGCTAAAGGCGTAAGATTTCTAAAAGGTGCATTTACTGGGGCGA